ATGCTGGAACAAATGGGCATTGCCGCGAAGCAAGCCTCGTATAAATTAGCGCAACTCTCCAGCCGCGAAAAAAATCGCGTGCTGGAAAAAATCGCCGATGAACTGGAAGCACAAAGCGAAATCATCCTCAACGCTAACGCCCAGGATGTTGCTGACGCGCGAGCCAATGGCCTTAGCGAAGCGATGCTTGACCGTCTGGCACTGACGCCCGCACGGCTGAAAGGCATTGCCGACGATGTACGTCAGGTGTGCAACCTCGCCGATCCGGTGGGGCAGGTAATCGATGGCGGCGTACTGGACAGCGGCCTGCGTCTTGAGCGTCGTCGCGTACCGCTGGGGGTTATTGGCGTGATTTATGAAGCGCGCCCGAACGTGACGGTTGATGTCGCTTCGCTGTGCCTGAAAACCGGTAATGCGGTGATCCTGCGCGGTGGCAAAGAAACGTGTCGCACTAACGCTGCAACGGTGGCGGTGATTCAGGACGCCCTGAAATCCTGCGGCTTACCGGCGGGTGCCGTGCAGGCGATTGATAATCCTGACCGTGCGCTGGTCAGTGAAATGCTGCGTATGGATAAATACATCGACATGCTGATCCCGCGTGGTGGCGCTGGTTTGCATAAACTGTGCCGTGAACAGTCGACAATCCCGGTGATCACAGGTGGTATAGGCGTATGCCATATTTACGTTGATGAAAGTGTAGAGATCGCTGAAGCATTAAAAGTGATCGTCAACGCGAAAACTCAGCGTCCGAGCACATGTAATACGGTTGAAACGTTGCTGGTGAATAAAAACATCGCCGATAGCTTCCTGCCCGCATTAAGCAAACAAATGGCGGAAAGCGGCGTGACATTACACGCAGATGCAGCTGCACTGGCGCAGTTGCAGGCAGGCCCTGCGAAGGTGGTTGCTGTTAAAGCCGAAGAGTATGACGATGAGTTTCTGTCATTAGATTTGAACGTCAAAATCGTCAGCGATCTTGACGATGCCATCGCCCATATTCGTGAACACGGCACACAACACTCCGATGCGATCCTGACCCGCGATATGCGCAACGCCCAGCGTTTTGTTAACGAAGTGGATTCGTCCGCTGTTTACGTTAACGCCTCTACGCGTTTTACCGACGGCGGCCAGTTTGGTCTGGGTGCGGAAGTGGCGGTAAGCACACAAAAACTCCACGCGCGTGGCCCAATGGGGCTGGAAGCACTGACCACTTACAAGTGGATCGGCATTGGTGATTACACCATTCGTGCGTAAATAAAACCGGGTGATGCAAAAGTAGCCATTTGATTCACAAGGCCATTGACGCATCGCCCGGTTAGTTTTAACCTTGTCCACCGTGATTCACGTTCGTGAACATGTCCTTTCAGGGCCGATATAGCTCAGTTGGTAGAGCAGCGCATTCGTAATGCGAAGGTCGTAGGTTCGACTCCTATTATCGGCACCATTAAAATCAATAAGTTACACATCATTAGTACCTTCCTTATTTTTTGACTGGGACAAATTTGGGACCGATGGGTTCAGGATCGAGTCTATTTGCCGTGCATGTTCGGTAAGGTGATTAGGTGCGAGGTGAGCATATCGACGAACCATTTCGATAGACTCCCAGCCTCCCATTTCCTGTAACACTGACAACGGGACTCCGGCTTGAACCAGCCAACTTGCCCAGGTGTGTCTCAAGTCGTGAAATCTGAAATCATCAATACCTGCTCGTCTCAGCGCCGCTTTCCAGGCTGTGTTTGCGTCATACCGCATCTTCCTTACTGTTGGCGCTTTCGTTCCGTCTGGTTTGGTACAGCTTTCCTTGTACACAAATACCCAACGGTGATGATTCCCGATTTGTTTTTTCAAAACGCGACATGCAGTATCATTCAGCGCAACGCCGATTGCGCGGTTTGATTTACTCTCTTCCGGGTTTATCCATGCCACCCGGCGCTGCATATCTATTTGTTGCCATTCAAGGTTGATGATGTTCGAGCGTCTTAAGCCTGTTGCCAGTGCAAATTCAACAACAGACTTTAATGGCTCCGGACATTCATCAATCAGCCTTTGTGCTTCATGGGGCTCCAGCCAGCGGATCCGTTTATTCTTTGGTTGAGGCACTTTAATAATTGGTGCCTTATCCAGCATTTTCCATTCACGCTCTGCGGCTCTTAGTAGGGCCTTTATAAATGAAAGATGCGTAGCCTTCGTTGCAACGGACGCTGGTTTTGGCGTGTATTCTGGAACAGGTTTCCCTTTTTTTCTGCATGCTTCTGCCCTGAGTTTCCAGTTTTCCTCATGACGCCGGTTCGTCATTTTCTGCATTGCTGAATAAATTTTTGATTCAGTAATGTCTCTTAGTTGCATCCCTGCGAAATGTTGAAGCCAGAATCCGATCCGGCTTTTGTCATCGTCCAGTGATTTCTTATGTGCTTTCTCTTCGAGCCACCTGACACACGCTTCCTCAAACGTCATATCAGGTATTTCACCAAGTTTGCTGACCCGCCATGCTTCAGCCTTTAGCTTGTCATGGAGCTCTGTCGCCTGCCTTTTGTCCTTTGTTCCAAGAGACTGTTTAAATCTTTTACCGTTCGGCAATGTGAAACTGGCGTACCATATTTCACTTCTGCGGAAGAGTGACATTTTCTTTCCTCTGTTATGCCATCACCCGCGCTCACCTGGACAGTATGCAGCGGAGACTGAAGCGCCGCAATGCAGGCTTGTCGTGTTGTGAGGTAAGGAGATTTTAGTTTTGTGGGGTCTTTGCGTGTTGCCTGTAGGCGGCCTGTTCGTATCCAGTTGGTAGCGGTAGGTCTGGATATCTTGAGAAACTGACAGGCCTCATCGAGTGTGAGGCTGTATGATTCCATGGTTACCTCTGCTTTTTGAACGCATGTCACGTAACTTCTTAATGTGTTCTGCCGTTTCGATCTCTTCTGCTATCCGATCTGCATCAGCTTTATTCACAGGTTCAAAGTCATGATTAAAGCGGAACATGCTGGCGATACATGTTCTGCCTTTTCGGATGTAGTGAACTTTGTTGTGGGTAGAACGCAGGATTTTGCAGGGAGTGCCGTGGTGGTCGACGTACCAGGTGTTAGGAAAAATGATTCTGAACATTTTTACACCTCAGTTGGACGATGTTGAAATTTGCTGCTTTGAGGCCATCACAATCCCCATTGTTTGTTCTTAAGTTCGATCTCCTCCTGGCAACTTGCACAAGTCCGACAACCCTGAACGGCCAGGCGTCTTCGTTCATCTATGGGATCGCCACACTCACAACAATGAGTGGCAGATATAACCTGGTGGTTCAGACGACGCATTTTTATTGCTGTATTGCGCTGTAATTCTTCGATTTCTGATGCTGAATCAATGATGTCTGCCATCTTCCATTAATCCCTGAATTGTTGGTTAATACGCTTGAGGGTGAATGCGAATAATAAAAAAGGAGCCTGTAGCTCCCTGATGATTTTGCTTTTCATGTTCATCGCTCCTTAAAGACGCCGTTTAACATGCCGATCGCCAGGCTTAAATGAGTCGGTGTGAATCCCATCAGCGTTACCGTTTCGCGGTGCTTCTTCAGTACGCTACGGCAAATGTCATCGACGTTTTTATCCGGAAACTGCTGTCTGGCTTTTTTGATTTCAGAATTAGCCTGACGGGCAATGCTGCGAAGGGCGTTTTCCTGCTGAGGTGTCATTGAACAAGTCCCATGTCGGCAAGCATAAGCACACAGAATATGAAGCCCGCTGCCAGAAAAATGCATTCCGTGGTTGTCATGCAGCCTCCCGACGGGCAAGAATCCTTGAGCCGAACGCCATCAACTCTCCACGATCAACGGTCGTAAAGTGGCAGTGTGTACGGGGGTATGGGTGCCAGATAATGAGCATCGAGCCTTTATTATTTCCACTGACGGGTTTCTCAGTGAGCGGGTTAATAAATGCCAGTCGTCCTGCCGTGATGAATCTGACCTCACTGGCGGTTTGTATCGCTTCATGAAACCATCCGACAGATGTGTCAGCAGGCAATAACATTACACATCCCACACTACTGAATTTGTTTTCAGTGGCTGCCTTTTTCACAAAAGGGGAAATATTGCTGTATGGTGGATTCAACCAGACATAACCAGAGGCATATCCCATTGCTTCAGGCCATGAAGTGGTTAATGTGTTCTGCTCCTGTGAGATAAAAAGCCGACATAGTCGGTTTTTTTCGCTGGCGGCAGCATCAAGTTGAAAAACGAACTCTGCATTAAGCGCAGCAAAAATCTCTGGTGGTGTGCGCCAGCTGTCGCGATGTTCGGCAGGAGTATTGCTTCCGGTGAAATCAGTCATACAGCCCCCCGTTTATTATTTATCTCCTCAGCCAGCCGCTGTGCTTTCAGGGGATTTCGGATAACAGAAAGGCCGGGAAATATCCAGCCTCGCTTTGTAACGGAGTAGACGAAAGTGATCGTGCCTACCCGGATATTATCGTGAGGATGCTTCATCGCCATTGCTCCCCAAATACAAAACCAATTTCAGCCAGTGCCTCGTCCATTTTTTCGATGAACTCCGGCACCATCTCGTCAAAACTCGCCATGTACTTTTCATTCCGCTCAATCACGACATAATGCAGGCCTTCACGCTTCATGCGCGGGTCATAGTTGGCAAAGTACCAGGCATCTTTTCGCGTCACCCACATGCTGTACTGCACCTGGGCCATGTAAGCCGACTTTATGGCCTCGAAACCACCGAGCCGGAACTTCATGAAATCCCGGGAGGTAAACGGGCATTTCAGCTCAAGGCCATTGCCGTCACTGCATAAACCATCGGGAGAGCAGGCGGTGCGCATACTTTCGTCGCGATAGATGATCGGGGATTCAATAACATTTACGCCGGAAGTGAACTCAAACAGGGTTCTGGCGTCGTTCTCGTACTGTTTTCCCCATGCCAGCGCTTTAGCGTTAACTTCCGGAGCCACACCGGTGCAAACCTCAGCCAGCAGGGTGTGGAAGTAGGACATTTTCATGTCAGGCCACTTCTTTCCTGAGCGGGGCTTTGCTATCACGTTGTGAACTTCTGAAGCAGTGATGACGCCGAGCCGTAATTTGTGCCATGCATCATCCCCCTGTTCGACAGCTCTCACGTCGATCCCGGTACGCTGCAGGATAATGTCCGGTGTCATGCTACCACCTTCTGCTCAGTGGCTTTCTGTTTCAGGAATCCAAGAGCTTTCACTGCTTCGGCCTGTGTCAGTTCTGACGATGCGCGAATGTCGCGGCGAAATATCTGGGAACAGAGCGGCAATAAGTCGTCATCCCATGTTTTATCCAGGGCGATCAGCAGAGTGTTAATCTCCTGCATGGTTTCATCGTTAACCGGAGTGATGTCGCGTTCCGGCTGACGTTCTGCAGTGTATGCGGTATTTTCGACAATGCGCTCGGCTTCATCCTTGTCATAGATACCCGCAAATCCGAAGGCCAGACGGGCACACTGAATCATGGCTTTATGCCGTAACATCCGTTTGGGATGCGACTGCCACGGTCCGGTGATTTCTCTGCCTTCGCGGGTTTTGAATGGTTCGCGGCGGCATTCATCCATCCACTCGGTAACGCAGATCGGATGATTACGGTCCTTGCGGTAAATCCGGCATGTACAGGATTCATTGTCCTGCTCAAAGTCCATGCCATCAAACTGCTGGTTTTCATTGATGATGCGGGACCAGCCATCAACGCCCACCACCGGAACGATGCCGTTCTGCTTATCAGGGAAGGCGTAAATTTCTTTCGTCCACGGATTAAGGCCGTACTGGTTGGCGACGATCAACAATGCGATGAACTGCGCATCGCTGGCATCACCTTTAAATGCCGTCTGGCGAAGAGTGGTGATCAGTTCCTGTGGGTCGACAGAATCCATGCCGACACGTTCAGCCAGCTTCCCAGCCAGCGTTGCGAGTGCTGTACTCATCCGTTTTATACCTCTGAATCAATATCAACCTGGTGGTGAGCAATGGTTTCAACCATGTACCTGATGTGTTCTGCCATGCGCTCCTGAAACTCAACATCGTCATCGAACGCACGGGTAATGGCTTTTTTGCTGGCCCCGTGGCGTTGCAAATGATCGATGCATAGCGATTCAAATAGGTGCTGGGGCAGGCCTTTTTCCATGTCGTCTGCCAGTTCTGCCTCTTTCTCTTCACGGGCGATCTGCTGGTAGTGACGCGCCCAGCTCTGAGCCTCAAGACGATCCTGAATGTAATAAGCGTTCATGGCTGAACTCCTGAAAATGGCTGTGAAAATATCGCCAGCGAAATGCCAGGCTGATTAGGAAAACAGGAAAGGGGATTAGTGATTCAGGCCGTTGCCGCGCCCATCGAGAAAAACTTCTACGAGCAAATCACGGGTGTAGGTGCGCTCGATACCGCGGTGTAGATAAAGCCGACCGCGTAAATTAGCTGATGCTGTCCAGGTGCCATCTTTGTGCTTAACCAGCATTCCTGGCCGGACGGCACCGCGATTGACGGTCTGAGTGCCGTAATGTTGATGAACCATAAAAACTCCTGCCCGTAAGCTGGGCTGCTGAACATATGAAGACTTCTGCGCTTAATCTGGCGGTGGATGGCCGCCGTTAGTCATAACTAAGCCGCCTCGGTGAAGCGACTGAGGTATGAAGTGTTGAGTTGATTCCAGATGGTCACACCGACGTTCACACGTCCGTTTCACCCCTCGCACTCCCCGGAACCTGCTGAAATTCAAGCTGCGGATCTAAGCGGTCATCGCAACGGTGAAGCGGGTGAACTGGTGGTTGCCCCATCGCTGTGTCGTTGCGATGGAATGATAATAGCTATTGCTATTGGCTATATCAATACGTATTGTTATTGCTTGATGCGATTGGTTATTAAATCATTGATAGCAAAAAGAATTTATTTTGTGGTTTGCATCGCGTAGCGATAGCTGAAGTGAGATTGTGGTTGTTTTTTAGACGTTGAGTGTGTTGGGGAAGGGGGGAAGAAAACCCGGCGCGGTGGCCGGGTTATGTTTTTTTCATGTATAAATTTACGAGCAAAGTTATGACTGGCATTGCAACGGATAAGAGAAGAATTCCGAGCATCCAAGCCTTTAAATTACCTGTTTTTACTTCGACAAAATCCTTACTTGCTTTATGAGATAACTTTTCGTCAATATCTACAAGTTTTTGAAGTATCGTAGAAACATCAGTTTTTATAGAAGAGGTAATTTTTGTCAGCTCTCTCACATCCGCGCGAGTTTCCGCTAAGTTTATCTTGATGTTTTCAACGTCGGCTTCAAGTTTTGCAACTCTGACCTCGAGCATGCCATTCCCCCCACCATCACTACCACCGTTTTTATGGTTATTTCTATCATCCCCCTCAGGGAAAAGAGGAGCAATATTATCAAAAGGATTCATTTATTCTGGCCCGGATGTCATTATTGGTCAACTTCGTTATTCTTTAGCCAGTAGAAAACAAGCCATGCCAAATAACTTGTAACGAATCCGCAATGTTTGCATATCACTCTAAACTCATAATCCATTAGGTTTTCTTTTGTCATATTCCATTGCTCATTACTATGTGGAGCATCAACCTTGTAAAGCCTTAAAACAGTATATTTTTCAATATTATTAAGATCTGTTTTCCCTTCCTTGCTGTTGAATTTATCCCAATGCCAGTCTTGCACTGCTATAAGTTCAGCCTTACCGCAAGATAAGCAGTTATGATTTGCCCCAACATGCTTTAAATATGCAGAAAATTGAGCGGTTGTAATATTTTTCACTTTATTATGAAAATCAGATACTTCATCACTTACAGATTTGTCATCATTACTCATTTTTGGTGCCTTATATCAAGTGATGCGTGGAGTTAATCAGGGGGCAGGTATTCATGAATATAAATAGCAAGATTTTTATCCATGCTTCCTGTACGTCTGCGGCATGCTCCCGATGACTTTCCCGAAGATGAACACTCGGTTCATCTCGTCTTTCTCGATCGGGTCCCACGGTGAGTAGCTCTTGTTATCAGAGATAACCAGCAGCTTATCCTTCATCATTTGCAGACGTTTTACATGAGCGGTTTCGTCGTAGAGGAACGCATAAATCCCATCGCCGTCGAACGATTTGACGCTGATATCGACGAACAGCAGGTCACCTGGTTCGATCGTTCCTGACATGCTGTCGCCACGCACGTTAATGATGCGGATGTTTTCTGCTTTGCGGCCATCAAACATGTGACGCGCATCATCATGGGAGTACTCAACCGATCGCAAAACTTCAACGAACTCACGGTTAATGACGCCTGGCCCTGCACTTACTTCCATATCAAGAACGTCAATCTTGAAGTATTTGGAAGAGCAGGTCGCCGGTTTTCCTGGCTGAACGCCATTATCCCTCATAGGGCCTATGCCTGAGGAAAGCCATTCAGTGCGAACCCCAAGTGCATTAGCGATTTCGACAATTCTTGTAGATCCGCGTGCATTGCCGCTTGTCAGTCTCCAGATTGTGGGTTGAGCTACACCAGACGCCTTTGCAAGAGCGCCTTGAGACATTCCAGATTGTTCCATCGCTAGGTTTAAGCGATCAGCAAGAGTTTCTTTTTTCATAAGTTTTAATTTATACGCTTGCGTATCGATGGTCAAAACACGTTTTGCTATTGCTATGGTTAATACGCATTGCTATTATTTGTTCATTGCAATACCAATAGGAATTGATAATGACAAATCAAACCATTCAACTCGCAATCAGTATTACAGGTAGTCAAAAACGACTGGCAGATCTATGCGGTGTAGCCCAACCCACTGTTTGGCGTTGGCTACACGGTGGCGGAATTGATGCCCGCTATGTAATGAAAATTGTCTCAGCCACTGGTGGAAAGATTAAACCAGCAGATATTCGTCCCGACCTCGCACCATTGTTTAACGCGAGTAATTCTGCCGCCTAAACTGCGGCGTTAACTGATAAGGCAATGACTATGCAACCACTTACATACCAACAGACTAGCGGATTTAGCCCGACTGCGGTGATAAATCGTTCTCAAACAAAACAAGCTCCAGGCCACGAAAAAATCCGTGATGCCGTCCGCGCCTGGTCGGCTGCAGATAATCAGGATGTTGTTGCCGCACTCATTGTGAATGAGTATCGAGCACAGGGCGGCGGCACTATCGATTTTCCTGATGATGTCAGTCGTGCACGCCAGAAGCTGTTCCGCTTTCTCGATAACAAATTCGATTCTGAAAAATACCGAAATAACGTGCGTGAACTGACTCCAGCAATTCTGGCAGTACTACCGCTGAAATATCGCGGCCACCTGGTTGAGCAGGATAGCTTCATGGCTCGACTGGCTGAAATGGAAAAGGAGCTCAGCGAGGCAAAACAGGCGGTCATTCTCAACGCACCACGCCACCAGAAACTGAAGGAGATGAGTGAAGGCATTGTGTCGATGTTTCGTGTGGATCCTGATCTGGCTGGTCCATTGATGGCGATGGTTACCACCATGCTGGGGGCAATATGACAGGTTCAGAAATGGCGAAAGCCGGTCTGCGGGAACAGAACCGACTTTCAGGTGCAAATCGTAATGCACTCATTGCGGGAGGAATTATGGCAAACACTGCTGAGATATTCAATTTTCCAGTGCCGGATGCGGCACAAAAGGAGCCGCGCGTGGCAGATCTCGATGATGGTTATACGCGCATTGCAAATGAGTTGCTGGAAGCTGTGATGCTGGCCGGATTAACACAGCACCAGCTTCTGGTCTTTCTGGCTGTCATGCGCAAAACATATGGCTTTAATAAAAAACTGGATTGGGTGAGCAACGAGCAACTTTCCGAGTTGACCGGGATATTGCCGCACAAGTGTTCTGCTGCAAAAAGTGCTCTGGTAAAGCGTGGGATTTTTATTCAGAGCGGGCGGAATATAGGCATTAATAATGTGGTCAGTGAATGGTCAACATTACCCGAATCAGGTAAGAAAAATAAAGTTTACCTGAAAGAGGTAAATTTACCTGAATCAGGTAAGAAAAGTTTACCCAAATCAGGTAAAGGCGTTTACCCGAATCAGGTAAACACAAAAGACAAACTAACAAAAGACAATATAAAACCTTTTTCGTCCGAGAATTCTGGCGAATCCTCTGACCAACCAGAAAACGATCTTCCTGTGGAGAAACCAGATGCTGCAATTCAGAGCGGCAGCAGGTGGGGGACAGCAGAAGACCTGACCGCCGCAGAGTGGATGTTTGACATGGTGAAGACCATCGCGCCATCAGCCAGAAAACCGAATTTTGCAGGGTGGGCTAACGATATCCGCCTGATGCGTGAACGTGACGGACGTAACCACCGCGATATGTGTGTACTGTTCCGCTGGGCATGCCAGGACAACTTCTGGTCCGGTAACGTGCTAAGTCCGGCCAAACTCCGCGACAAGTGGACCCAACTCGAAATCAACCGTAACAAGCAACAGGCTGGCGTGACAGCCGGAAAATCAAAACTCGACCTGACAAACACTGACTGGATTTACGGGGTGGATTTATGAAAAACATCGCCGCACAGATGGTTAACTTTGACCGTGAGCAGATGCGCCGGATCGCCAACAACATGCCGGAACAGTACGACGAAAAGCCGCAGGTACAACAGGTAGCGCAGATCATCAATGGTGTGTTCAGCCAGTTACTGGCAACTTTCCCGGCGAGCCTGGCTAACCGGGACCAGAACGAACTGAACGAAATCCGCCGCCAGTGGGTTCTGGCTTTCCGGGAAAACGGGATCACCACGATGGAACAGGTTAACGCAGGAATGCGCGTAGCCCGTCGGCAGAATCGACCATTCCTGCCATCACCCGGGCAGTTTGTTGCCTGGTGCCGGGAAGAAGCATCCGTTACCGCCGGGCTGCCAAACGCCAGCGAGCTGGTTGATATGGTTTACGAGTATTGCCGGAAGCGTGGCCTGTATCCGGACGCAGAGTCTTATCCATGGAAATCAAACGCGCACTACTGGCTGGTTACCAACCTGTACCAGAACATGCGGGCCAATGCGCTTACTGATGCGGAATTACGGCGCAAGGCTGCCGATGAACTGTCCTGTATGACCGCGCGAATTAACCGTGGTGAGGCGATACCTGAACCAGTAAAACAGCTTCCTGTCATGGGCGGTAGACCTCTAAATCGTGCACAGGCTCTGGCGAAGATCGCAGAAATCAAAGCTAAGTTTGGGCTGAAAGGGGGAAAAGCATTATATAAAAAGATTTCGAAATAATGCATTGATTTTTATGTTTTTTTCTGTTCAGGTCCTATTGGTTGAAATTAATGCCACTGAGAATAAAAGTTTTAGCAAAGCCCTTCAAAAATGTTGCTGTTGTAAGCTAGAATAATGCGCCAAATTTAAATTGCTGAAACCTGGAATATAGGATGAAAATCATACAGTTACAAATGGTATTTTTTTACGATTCATCAACGACTGTCGATTTCGATGGAATGTCGTATTTTATTAGGCAAACTTTTAAAAAGAAGGCAGGTATTGAATTAACAAACAATATGATGTTGGGCGTTTTACCTATGGATACCCCACCAGAGATTCCTCGTCTCCAATTGTTTTCTATAGATAATAAATTTAGAGTTCAATGCTCACTGCAGAGATGTGATTTGTTTTTTGAACGTATGGATTCTGAGCAAGAGGTAGACTTACATTTGTTTCAAGAAGTTTTCGATAGTGTGGTTGATATCCATAAAGAACTCAATAAGGATATTATCAGAATAGGCTTGGTGCTGATGAATCCCCTAATGATTTTGGTAAAAATCATTAAGTTAAGGTGGATACACATCTTGTCATATGATCAAATG